GGTCCTTTGCGCCTGCCCTAAAAAAACGGGTTTTGTGAAATTTGACAACTTTACGAATGAAACTTGAAAAAATTGATATCGGGAGCGTGTCCTTGGACCCAGCTAACGTGCGAAAGCACGACCGCCGGAACCTTGACGCAATAAAAGCGTCTTTGCGAAAGTTTGGTCAGCAAAAGCCAATTGTCATCGACGGTAACGGCATTGTCATTGCCGGCAACGGAACGCTTACCGCCGCGCAAGAACTAGGCTGGACGGAAATTTTAGCGGTTCGCACGCAACTAGTAGGTTCAGCCGCTACCGCATTTGCAATTGCTGACAATAGGACTGCGGAGTTAGCGCAATGGGATGACGACGCCTTAAATAAGGTAATGGCTTCGCTTAAGGTGGAAGACGCAGAACTTGCCTTAGCTACCGGCATTGACCCGTCCGAAGCTGAAAAAAGCCTTTCAGATGTAGAAGCGCCTGATGAGTTTGCGGAAGTAGATGAAAACATCGAGACAGAGCACGAATGCCCAAAATGCGGATATAAATGGAGCGGGAAGCCTAATTGATGAAACCGCTTTATCGGGTTCCGTCTATGGAGGAAATCCGCGCTTTGCCGTGGAACGGATTTACCTGCGCTAGCACCTTCTCTGGATGCGGAGGAAGTTCAACCGGATACCGAATGGCGGGCTTCAAAATAGTCTGGGCCTCTGAATTTATAGACGCCGCGCGTGAATCCTACAAGGCAAACGCAGCGGCATATACGATAGTTGATGGTCGCGACATACGAACCGTAAAAGCAGAGGACGTTTTGAAGGCTACCGGAATGAAAGTTGGAGAGCTTGATTTGTTTGACGGATCACCGCCCTGCGCTTCTTTTTCAACCGCCGGAAAGCGTGAAGCGGGATGGGGAAAGGTTAAAAAGTATTCAGACAAGGCGCAAAGGACCGACGACTTGTTTTTTGAGTTTGCTAGACTTCTCCGCGGATTAAAACCAAAAGTGTTTGTAGCGGAAAATGTTAGCGGACTTGTTAAAGGGACGGCGAAAGGTTATTTCTTAGAAATCCTCAAAGAGCTGAAATCATGCGGATATCGCGTGTCTTGCCGTGTACTTGACGCGCAGTGGTTAGGCGTTCCGCAGGCGCGTCAGAGAACAATTTTTATAGGGACAAGGGAGGATTTAGGGATTGATCCTATTCATCCAAGGCCGCTAGCATACAGATATACAGTTAAAGATGCGATTCCTTGGATAAGTCGCGTTGTGCATGATACCTCAGGACAATTCGGAGTGGGTGACATAACGCATAGACCAAGCCCAGCAATTACTGTAGGCGTAAATTCAGTAAATAGCTTACACTTCAAAGTCAAAGCACCTGAGCCTGAATCTAGCATGGAAAGACATGCTACTGGGAAAGAATGGGACAAAATGGGGAAAGCCGGTACGCAATCTGAGAAGTACTTTCAGCTTGTCCGTCCGAGTCTAGACCAACCTTGTCCGACCGTTACCGCTGCCGGAGGCAACGCCGGACTAGCAAGCGTTTGCCACCCTCTCGAAAAGCGGAAGTTTTCTATCGCGGAACTAAAGCGGCTTTGCGGATTCCCAGACGATTTTATTCTGACCGGAACTTACGCGCAGCAATGGGAGCGATGCGGACGAGCCGTCCCTCCGGTAATGATGAGTCATATTGCTAGCGCGATTCGCGACGAGATTCTGAGGAAACTTACTAAATGAAAAAGCCGGATGTTCGATCGGTACTCCTGCGGTGGGCGCAAGCGATACCGGAACGGGAGGTTGCCGTGCTTTTAAGCTCTGGGATAGATTCCGCCTCGGTAATGTTTGCGCTGTTAGAGACCGGCAAGACGGTTACAGCCTACAGCTTTATGCTCGACGGAAAGCTGTCGACCGACTTCTCGCTAGCGCGGAGAAACGCGGCGCGATTTAAGTGCGACTTCGTTCCCGTATTTTTGCCTACCGACTTAAATCAACTGGTCGCGGATTTGCGGAAACTTAAAAAGTTTGGAGCTAGAAAGAAGACCGATTTTGAGTGCGGCTGGCCTATGCTTTACGCCTATAAAGCAACGAGGGAGAAGGTGGTCGCTTCCGGTATGGGAGCCGACGGCCACTTCTGCATTTCGAAAAAGGGAATGATTCACTTTCGCGATCGCATCGACGTCTTCCGGCGAGGACTTTATCAGTCGCCGACCTACGCTCAAAAGCCGATCCATAACGCGCTTGCATCGGAGCTAGGAAAGATGGCGGCAATGCCTTTCCTAGAACGAGAGATGCAAGCGGAGTTTCTAGGGACGACGTGGAACGAGGTAAACCGACCGAGGCAAAAGGAACCTATCCTCCGAGCGTTTCCTCGGCAATTTGAGGCGATTAGGATTTTGCCGCATACGAATTTGCAGTTAGGCGATAGCGGAATTGCGGAGCACTTTAGCGGGCTGCTTAAATCGAAATTAAACACGGGAGCGTTTAAGTCCGTAATCTCGATTTACAACCGTCTATAAAATGAAAATCCCTAATGATTGGACCTTTAAGAGCGCTGAGATTGCTGACTCTTTCGATCAGCACGTTCGGGAGCAGCTCCCGTGGTACGACCTAACGACTAACCTTGTAGCGCATATTGCAAGGCACTACATTCCCGAGGGAGGGCGCGTCTATGATATCGGAGCATCTACTGGAAATGTAGGTCGCGCCCTTGCGGATACGCTAGAAAAGAGAAAAGCAGAATTTGTTGCAATCGAGTCAGCAAAAGAGATGTGCGAAAAGTACGAAGGACCTCCAAAGATAGTCTGCGCAGATGCCTGCGACTTCGATTATAAAGAATTTGATTTTGCGGTTTGCTTTCTTGTTTTAATGTTTATGACGCCAAAGCAGCGCGTCGATCTTTTGCATAGGTTGCGTCTCCTTTGTAAGCTAGGAGGCGCAATATTGATTTTCGATAAGCGCCAGCCTGTAGCTGGATACCCAGCAACAATTATGTCGAGACTAGCAATCGCGGGCAAGGTCTCTGCCGGAGCCGAGCCAAAAGACGTAATTGCTAAGGAGCTTTCCCTTGCTGGTGCACAACGGCCTTTAGCTCAGTCAGAGATTCCGGCTTCATGCGTTGAAGTATTTCGCTTTGGGGAGTTTTCTGGATGGCTGTGGGAACAAAAATATCCGACAGCAGGATAAAATGTCTGACGATTTTCAGCTAGATGTTCTCGCAAAGGTTAATGCAGCGAACATCGTAAAGAAATTAAAAGCCGGAGGCGTACTAACGGCTGCACAGCAACGTGCGCTTGACGAGTACAAATCTGCAAAGGCAGGAGCGGAATGGGTTAAGGATACGACTTTACTTGCAAAGGAATTAGGATTGTCGAGGCAGGCTATCTATGACGCTCGCTCTCGCTTCCCAATAGAAGCTCCAAAGAAACATTCAGACGGAAAACGAGAGAACATTGAGGAGTGGAGAAAATTTTGTGCGGAAAAGCTAATCGGCAAAGATACGGCAACCGGAACCCTTGCTGATCTTAAAGCCCAGCTTATGAAGCGAGAAATCAAGCTCCGCGACATGAAGATCGCCCGCGAGTCCGGCGAGATGATCGACCGGCAAATCGTGTACGATATGCTCGGCATCCTTGCTCAGAAGTTTGACCTTCTGCTGCGGCTGAAACTTGAGGTTGAGCTTGGTCCGCGCATCGTGGGAAAAAACGCAGCGGAGGCCAACCTAGAGGGCCGAATGATCCTCGACGAGATCCGCGAAGTGGTGAACAATAACCTCGCCAACTTCGAGGCTGAGGCGATTCAGCTAACACGGAGGCAAGATGGCGACAAGGCAGGAGCAGACGGGCAGGCGTAGTTTAGAATTTAGCGGCTGGGTGCGCAAGACGCTTACTGGCGCTAAGGGTTTTACGGTCTTCGACCTCGACTTTGTTTTCCGCGACTACGAGCGGAAGTTCCTTCAAGTCGTAGAGGTGAAAACTCACGGCGGAGAAATATCCACGCTTCAGCGGATCGCGCTCGGAGAGCTGGCGCAGATTATGGAGGCGGGCATTGCCGCAGGCAGGCCGAGCACGGGCTGGCGCTGGTGCGGGATGCACGTGTTGCGGCTAGAGGGAATGGCGCCCGATAGCGGGCGCATCCTATGGGACGGAAAGTTAATTTCCGAAAAACAGCTGATCGAACTGTTGGAGATGCGGGAGTTTAATGTAACGTAACTTGTTAATAGCCAAGCATTTAGAAAACTAAGCGAAACAGGGCTTTACCTTCCTAACCGCTTGGCTTTTAATTTTACCAAGATGAAAAACCTCCAAGCTAAAAAATACTTCGACCGCCAGCTGGTAAACCACGGCGCGATGAGCCTCGCCGCCTTCCGCGCCAAGTGGAAGCCCGCGAAACGCAAACATCTCGGCGGGCTGTACGCCAACCTGATCAAGTCGGTCTAAACTTTTTTCTTTACTTTCCCAAACGCTTCGCTTTACTTCAAGGGACAATCAAATGACCTCTACCACTACCAAAGCTCCTTACGTTCTCGACGAAGCCAGCCGCGTTCGGATTGCTGCCACTTTCAAAAATTATCGCAGCAAGACCACCGCCGAGATCCTTCGCCTGCACAACGGCATCCAAGGCCGAGTTTGGTGCAAATACACCGCCGCCGAAATGGGAGGCAAAATTTGCCTGATCGGCGACCTCCTGCGTTATCACTTCGGAGAAAAGGCAGTTCACGCTTTCTTCGAAAACAAGTAATTAGTCGATCACAGCACTCAGACTCGCAACCTACAACCACAACGACAATGAAATTCACAATCGAAGCCTCAGAAAGCCGCATCGCCGCCGTTTTTCAGAAATTCACCGCCAAAGGTTATCACACTCTGGATAAGGCCGAGGCAGCTTTGCTTGCCGCCTGCGATGCCCAGACGCTACGCGTGGTGCCTAACTCGCACAAGGTCAACGGCTGCGCGGTCGGTCGTTTTTATCAGGTGGAAATTTAATTCTTTATTCAGTCAAACAAGAACCCAAAACCACAACGACAATGAACCTACTCGACCAGCCCGACCGCGCTTCCTGCCTGAACCTCGACAGCGCATACGTAAAAAGCTACGCCACCGAGGAGAACTTGGTCAAAGCAATGGGCGAATGGAAAATTCGTAAGAGCCGCTACCAGATTGTGCGGACGCCGAAAGGTCGCTGGACCGCGCTGATCATTGGATTTCAGCAAGACCTGCTCGGCTCCGGCTGGCCGATGATTGGGTGAGGTGTTCTGCTAAAGGCCGAAACGCCTTCGGGCGTCTCACCGTTGCGCGGTGACTGACGAGGCCGTCAGAGCGAAACCAAAAACCAAAAACCAGCAATGACAACGACAAACCTGTTAGAAGCCAGCCGTCAATGGGCCTCACGCCCTGCCGATCAACGCTATCAAACCCTGACGCAGCTGCGCGACGCAGTTCACCGTCGCCGAATGGTATCGCGCTCCGTCGATCTCGACGTGCGTGCGCTTAAAGCCGAGGAGCGCAACGGCACCATCGTGCTCAACTCTGCGATCTCCGCGTGCGAGCCGAGCCATTGGGCGTTCGGGCAGTTTGCCGGTATGATCGGCGCGCCAGCTAACTACCTGCGCCGCCTGCCGACCGACCTCGCGGTGCAATGCATCAACGACGGCATTGCTAAGAGCCATCGCGAGGAAGCCAAGTTCATGACCGTCGTCGATCCGCAGGCGCAGAGCTTTAACACGTTACAAGCCGTGACGAGTCCGACCTACGGACGCATTTGGGACGCCGACTGCGTGGACGCGGTGCAGCGCATCGTTGAGCGCACCGGAGGCAGGTTTTACAATCCGCTGGCGTACGACCGCCAGAGTGGCACGCCCAAGCCGTCAGGACTCTACGCCAGCGACCGCGACGTGTTCATGTTCATGATCGACGGCGGCAGCAGGCTGGAGGCCGGTCCTCGCGCCAAGCTCAACCGAGGATTCTTCGTCTGGAACAGCGAGACAGGCAGCAAGACTTTCGGCCTGATGACCTTCCTCTTCAACGAGGTCTGCGGCAATCACATCGTCTGGGGCGCGCAGCAAATCAACAAGCTCGTCATTCGCCACAGCAAGAATGGTCCATGCCGCTTCGATTCCGACGCCGCTCCGATGCTGGCGCAGTACGCCGAGGCATCCGTCATCAACGATCAGGCGACGATTACCCGAGCAATGGAGCGCCGACTTCCCAAGGGCGACGATCTCGATACCATGCTTGCGCCATTCAAGTTTACTCGCGTGGAGATCAACAGCGCGAAGGAAGTTGCGGAACGCGAGGAAGGTGGCTGCGAGACGCTGTGGGATTTGGTGCAGGGCTTCACAGCCTACGCTAGAGACTTCGACTACCTCGACGCTCGCATCGACCTAGAGAAGCGCGCTGGCAATCTGCTGAATCTGGTTGCGGCTTGAGGATTCAAATCGAGCCTTCCCAAGCGGAAGGCTTTCTTGAATCCTTAAGAAAAACCTTTACCACTCACGCAGATGACAGAAACCCAACCGCTACAAAACGAACAGCCGATGACCCTTTCCCAGTACGCCGCGATGCTTGGCAAGCGAGGCGGATCGGTTAAGTCAGAGCGCAAGACCGAGGCCAATCGTCGCAATGGAAAGCTCGGCGGGCGTCCCAAGAAGCAGCAGGAGCAGCCGCAGCCGGTCGCATCATGACCGACGCTGAGGCGGTGATTAGCCGCTTCCAGTTCTCCAAGCCTGACCGCTCACCGATCTACGAGTGGGCGCGTAAGCATATTGTCCTGCCCGAATCCTACGCGACGGGCGGGCCTTTCAACGTCCGAATAACGCCGTGGCTCATTCCGATCTTCGACGCCCTGCAAGACCCGATTGTGCGCCGCGTGCATTTTAGGAAAGCGGTGCAGATTGGCGGAACGCTAGTAGCCGACATCTGGATTCCGTGGCTCATCTGCAACGACGCCGGTCCAATCAGCTGGACGATGCAGACCGAGGACATGGTGGAACGGCACTGCAAGTCGCGGCTTAATCCACTGCTGGAGCGGTGTAAGCCAGTCGCTCGGATGCTGCCTAAAGTCGGCACGCATCGCACGACGACTGAAATTTATTTTGGCGGGTTTTTCCTAACCCTTAATCCAGCCAACCTTTCAACGCAGCAGTCGCAGTCAATTAGATACAAAGTAAACGACGAGATTTGGTTGCCGCGATGGCAGGAGGTGTACGGCCACGCTATTGCCCGCGTCTCGAAGTTTGAGGAAGTAGGTCGCAGCAAAATCTACAACGTTAGCCAAGCCGCTGTGATGAATGCGGACACTGGCAACGTCGAAGACCTTTCCTACCGCTCCGGCAACCAACAGGAGTGGATGGCGGAATGTCCAGCCTGCCACAAGTTACACGAAGTATCCTTCATGCAGCGAGACGGCAAGGAGGTCGTTGCCGGAGTAGTCTGGGACAAATCTGCAAAACGCGATGACGATACGATTGACCTCCAGCGCGCAACAGAAACGGTGCGGTTCCGGTGCATCCATTGCGGTCACGAATCGCCAGACGATGAGATGACGCGAGCAAGCTGGCGCAAGACAGGGCGCTTTGAGGCAACAAATCCAAAGGCTCCGAGAGAGGTCGTATCCTTCCGCATCGAGGCACTTGTAAGTCGCCCGATGAAGCTGTTGGTGGAGGAGTTTTGCGAGGCGCACAATCACGCCGTCAGAACCGGAGACGATACGCCGATGCAGGAGTTTAGGACAAAGCGCGAGGCGCGGCCTTGGATAGTAGAGCGCAAGGTGCTGAATGTTTTCGTGCCGAAGAGTGATTACGTGATGGGTCAATACGAGCAGGGCCAGCCTATCGAAAACGAGGTCATCAGGATGATGTCTATCGACCGGCAGCAGGACCACTGGTGGGCGGAGGTCGGCGCGTTTTCTACGGCAACAGGTCCGCGCTACCGTCAGCTTTTCTTTGGCCGTATCGACTCACGGGCTTCGCTGCGTCTGCTTCAAAAGCGGTACAAGGTGGCGGATCAGTGCGTGGCGCAGGATCGCGGCTACCGGCCAGCAGATGTTGACCACGACTGCGCTGAGTTTGGATGGCGGTCTATGCGCGGCTACGGCAAAAGGACTTGGGCGCTACGCGATGAAGCCTCTGGGCAAATTATCAACTACCCGTTTTCCGACCCGCACGTTTCAGACTTCAGAGGCGGGGACGTTTATTTTTACAACTTCAGCGGCGACTACTTTAAGGACGTTCTGCAAAGCGCGCTTGAAGCAAAGAGCGACCTAAAGTGGGAGCTGCCTAGCGACGTGAATCCCTTGTACTTAGAGCACCTGAAGGGCGAGTCTAAGGTAGAGGTCAGGGCTGGCGTCTGGGAGTGGCGCGAAGTTAAACACAACGCGCCTAATCACGGCTTGGATACATCGGCGATGATGCTCTGCATGGCTACAATTGCCGGAATAATCCGTTACACGCCGCCTAAAGCGTAGGCAGGAAAAAAGCCTTTTGACGTGAGCCGCCTTTTGAAATGGCAGCTCTGTCTAATCCGTTTTTCGGTATTGATGTTGGTACGCTCAATACGCTTAAGACCAAGACGCTCGACGCAATTCAAGCGGTCCTGCTGAATCAGTCTTACAGTTTGAACGGTAAATCGGTTAACCGTGCCGATTTGGACAAACTGAATATGATGCTTGGGCAGTTGCAGGCAGCAATCGACGACGCCAACGGCGCAAGCACAGTTCAGTCCTACGTTTCGTTCAACGGTTTCTGAAAATGAGTAACGCACCAGCCTTCGATCCGTCTCCTATCCTTGCCAATCGGCCTTGGTACGAGCGGGCGCTTGAGGCGGTTGCGCCTTCTTACGCTCTAAAACGCTTAGAGGCAAAGGTGCAGCGCGAGCTTTTCAGCTACAACGCAAGCATCACGAACAGGATTTACGCTCCGCGAACCTACGGCCAGCCGAGCGAAAGCACCCAGACCAGTCGTTCCCGCGTGGTTATGATGTGGGAAGCCCGCGAGTTGGTTGAGAACGTGCCGCAGGCGCGCGCCATCTCTCGCAAGTTTGGTCAGTTCCTTACGCCGACAGAATACTCGCCGAGCACTGGAGATAAGGCGTACAACGATATTGTCTCTGAGTTTTTTCACGCGTGGTGCAAAAACTGCGACATCAGCGGGCGGCACTCATTTCGTAAGCTCATCCAACTGGCGTGCGAAGAGCGACCCGTTGATGGAGACTGCGGATTCGCCATTCGACGAGTCGAGGACGCGCTTAGGATTCAACTAATTCCGGCAACGCGCATCGGAAACCCGAACGCCATAGGAGCCGAGAGCGACAACTATTTTCAAGGCGTAATCGTCGACGACTTTGGTCGTCCGGTTGCGTATCGTATTTTTCGCGTCACCCGCGAAGGAGTTTATTTCGGCGCAGAGGACATTCCGGCGGCAAACTTCACGCACTACTTTGACCCGTTCCGCATCGACCAGATGCGAGGCATTACGGATTTCCACTGCTCCGAGAGAACGATTCGGATGCTCAATGAAATCCTAGAGGCCGAAAAAGCAGGCGTTCGCTTTGCCTCTCAGCAAGCCGCTCTGGTATTTTCCGACCGAGGCAGCGCCAACCCTCGCAACCTGTTTACCGCTGGGCCTCCGACTAACGTATTGCCTAACGGGCAGGAGCAGCAGAACGAGTTTTCGCAGGTCGCTACCATCCGTTACTTCGGCACCGCCGACAAGGTGGAGGTAATGCCTTCGCGTCCGTCCAACGCCTTTTCTGGTTTCATCGCGCATCTGATGCACGAGATAGCGATTGGCACTGGCATCCCGCAGGGCGTTTTATTCGGCACAGAGGACTACAGTGGGCCTAGCGTGCGCGCTGAGTTTGCGCAGGCGGATCGTATCTTTGGCAGGCATCAGGGCGTGTTGCAGGACAAGGTTCTAGACCCGATCAAAAACGCGGTCGTGCTGGACGCTATTGCGCGACAGGAAATCCCGCCGCCTCCTCTGCAAACTGGAGAGACGATGGTGCAAGCTCTTCGCCGTGCTACTCGCGGTGAATGGCGATTCCCAGCAAAGCTGACGATAGATGTTGGCCGCGAGTCAGCTGCCAACATGGCTGAAAATCGGCAGGGCGCTAAGAGCCTGCAAGAGATCGCCGCCTCTGAGGGAACCGACGCTTTTGCTCGCCTTGAGCAGATTGCAGCCGAGGCAGCTTACGTTAAGGAGCTGTCGGGCAAGTACGGCGTGCCGGAAACTGCTATTCGCCTGACGACGCCAAACCTTCCCGCTACTCCGGTGCAGGCCGCTGCGGCTGGCGCTACGATTCCAGTTGGGCCTGATGGGCAACCGGTAAATCCCGAGGAGACGCCTATCGACCAGACGCCAACGGCAATTGACCCATCAGCGGAGGAGCTTGCCACCACGCAAGGCGGCGCGCCGTCATCAGATAAGGCGAAGTTGATTGAGGTGAACTTTGCCGAAGGAACTTACGTTCCGAATAACGGGATGGCTTCTAACGCTCGTCGTGCTTTGGAGGTCCGCGCCAGCAAGCCACCGTCGCAACGCGGCATGACCGCGGTCGGGCTCGCCCGCGCCCGCGACATCCAAAACAAGAAGCCGCTCTCGGAGGAGACCGTGCGGCGCATGAAGGCGTACTTCGACCGGCACGAAGTCGACAAGCAGGGCTCAACGTGGTCCGAGCAGGGCAAGGGCTGGCAGGCTTGGCAGGGCTGGGGCGGCGACGCCGGCCGGACGTGGGCGAACGCTATCGTTGAGCGGCTGAACAAGCAGCGCACCGAGAACGCAGCGCAGCCGGAAGGGCGCGTAGAGCTTGCCGCACGGATAGAAGTCGAGAAGGCGCTTGTGCCAGAGATGAAGCCGAACGCAGCGCAATGGATCGACGCGGTCATTGAATATCGACGGAGGTTCGATTCCCGCGCAACCGAAGCCGTGAAGCCGGTGACCGACGGCAAGACCTTGATCGAGCTTGCGCAGCAGAAGAAGTTCGACCTTCCGACGCCGAACGCCGGCGAGACGCACGACGAATTCATGGCGCGTTGCATGGCTGATCCGGTAGCGACCGCCGAGTTTCCTGATGCCGAGCAGCGCACCGCGGTCTGCATGAGGCAGCATGAAGGACAGTTCGCGAAGGTCGGAAAACGCGGCGCAATCGTTGAATCAGACAAGGCACCGAAGAGCGGAAAATGAATCACAACATGGATACCCAGACCCAGATTGAGCGGTTGATCGAACTCGCTATTGTGCAGCGCACCGAGCTCAAGGAGCTTGTCGCGCAACTGCCGCAACTCCGCGAACATCTCAACGCGGAGGTCGAAAAGGCTTTTGAGGAAGCCGAGCCACAACTTCGCTCCGAGCTCGAGGAATGGACGACCAAGGAGGCACAAGACAAGACCGCGGCGCTGGGCGCTGCGCTCGAGGCCAAGATCACCGACCTTGCGAAGAGTCTCGAGATCAGCACGCAGGCGCGATACAACGCGATTATCGCGGAGCGCGAAGAGAACACGCGCCTCGCCGCGCAGGCCGAGCAGAAG